CGTAAAGCCGCTTCTTTGGCTCGACGTTCTTCGTGATATCCCTTGGAAAAGTGCTGAATACGCTTTTTGGCGTTTTCAGAATAGCTGGCAAGCTCTTCGTCAGTAACATCGGCAGGAGCCTCTTTCATAGGAGGACGGTTGCGATCTGCTTCCGGCGTATCGTCTACGACTTCTACTTCGACATCGCTTTCGACTGATACTTCTAGCTTTTCTTCTTCTGCCTTGGCCGGTTTTTCATCCGGGAATTTAAACTTGTCTGCATCCATGATTAAGCCCTTGAAATGCCACGCGGATCTTCTACAACGGCCTCGACAGAATCGTCGTTAATCAGACGAAACTCTCTGCCATGAATCTTGATTCTGGTTCCTGTATTAGGTCTGACCAGAATAAAATCCCCGACCTTGCAAGACGCCCCGCTGGGAAACCGCTCTTTGTCTTTATAGCAATCCGGCCCGAGCGCAACTACAAACAAAACCGGCGACATTACTTCTTCGTAATGCAGTGTCTGTCCGGCTTTGACTAAACCGCTTTCGTATTCATCTTCAATCTCCGGTAAAGCACAGAGAATGTGATACGTCGCAGGTACAGGCAGTTGCTTTGCCTTTTGTTCCGGGGTCTCCGGCAGGTGGGTGGGGACAGAATTCTCCCCAGTGGCAATCAAAAGCTCACTCATCGTCATACTCCAGTTGTCGCACAAGGTCGGTTACGAGGGAATGTGCAAGAGAAAGACCTTGGATTTCTCCTGCCATTGACCTGTATTCGGCGTAATCTCGCGCCGTACCATCCGCAAGCGCTTTTGAGATTAGTTCTCGCCGGTCATTAAGTTCTTTAATCACTACGAGGATCGCAGTAGTGTTCATTTATTACCTTTTGCCTACTTGCTGCTTTGTGAGATGCTTTAACATGTCTGTTTTAAGCTTTTTGTCTACATTCCTATCTTGAATTTGCAACCGCGCAGCTTCTTTTTGAGCTTCAATTGCCAGCCGCTCTTGTTCCAACTTGAGTTTTTGCTGGGCAATTTCGTAATCCCGCTGGCTGTCTGCTTCTTTGCGCTTTAGCTCTTCTGCCCGAAGCTGAAGTTCAGCCTGCTGCATTTGCAGCGCCGGGTTTTGCGCCATTTGTTGTGCTTGCTGCTGTTGAGCCTGGGCCTGATTGGTCTGTAAAAGCTGCTGTGCAGCTTGAGCTACCAGCCTAGAAAGCTGAACCTCTACTTGTTCAGGCAATTCTGCATCCGGCGGGGTCATGGGAACGCCCAACTGCTCTTCTACCTGCGAGCGATACCGGAATGCCATATGCTCTGCTACGTGCGCCATGATTGCGCCCTGAATCTGCTGCGCCATCGGCGTCTGCCCAATCATCTGCATGATGGTTGGATCTTGTAATAGAGCTAAATGCGTAGCTATATGCGCTTGATGATCCTGGTAAATAAACGCTTTTGTGGGTTTCCCTGTTAAGAAACTCATGTTTTCTGACACAGGATCACGCGGTTTTTGATCATCCTCGATAGGTACCAGCTTTTCCGCGTTTTTAACTCCCAACACCTCTAACATCTGCCTATGAAGCTGTGGCAGGTTGTAGATCTGTGGAGCGCCTTGGGCTAACTGAAGCGCAGCTTGGTACTGCATGATCCTTTGCGCCATCGTGGAGGCGTTAGGATCTGAAACAGGGATGACTTCTACTAGGTCATAGTCTGACTGTTTAACGTCCCTGTTACCGCCCACCGGGGTATAGCTGTAATCCGGCGGCATGTAGTCACGAATGATCTTCTTAAGGAGCTTAAATTCCATCTTGAGACTGTCGTGGACACGAGCCTGAACCGCGCTCATAGTCTTTAACTGTCTTTCAAGAATTGCCAAGGTCGTCCCAACCGGCGCTTGGGCGGACATATCGCTGATCTTGAGATCTGCAATACCCACCAATCTGCGGGCGTCATCTGTGATCTTTTCCAACAGCGCCGCAAGAACCTGACTGGGTTCTTTGTAAGGAAGCGGCATGATGTTTTCGCGCACCGACCCACTAGGTACGTCTACATCTCGAAACTCTCCCGGGGCGATGGGAGTGTCATCTCCTTTAATCCTAAGACCTCTGGTCTTAAGACCACCCGGCAGGTTAGAAAGAGTTCCAGCATCTACCAACTGCCGAATAATGGACGTTCCCGCCCGGGCGTAACCGCCGATAAGGTGGATGTAACCCAATCCATAAGCACCAAATCCGTTAATAAAGTTGTACTGGACAAAGTGTTGACGCTTTTGTTTTAAGGAGTCACCTTCTTCGTAATTCCTACGAATGGCTAGAACCTTAGTAGACCCCCGGTCAATTGTGATGACATAAGGAAGAGCGACGCCATCCGGGTCTTCATACCCCGGTAGGTCGTAGTCAACATGAATTTCTAAGACTTGATACCGATCATCATCCGTCAAGCTGTAGCCTTGCTCTTCAGCTTTCTTCTTCTCGATATCGGTAAAGATCCTAACGGGGTCACCTAGGTCAATATCTCGGTAGAAACCTGCTACCTGTAGCTTTTTCAGGTCGTTCTTAGGCTTTCTCATAACGTGGGCTACACGGCCCGCGCTATAGATATTCGACACCCCGTACGGCATGATGATGTCTTCTGCCGGGATGAACGGTGCTGCTTGCCTACCAAGACTAGGATCGTAGTAGACCTTCTTAAAGGCACTGCCACTTAAGCCGAGAGCGTAAAGAAGCCTTTCATGCTCTGAGCGGTATTCAATCATTTCGTCCGTCAGACGGTAGTTCATATCGTCCCGAACTCGCTCGGCAGCTTCTTTGTTCTGCCGGGTTTCCTCTCCGATAATCTGGGTCTTAACCGGACCTTGGGCCGGGAAAGTCTCAGTAATCATTTCAGACTGAAACCTGATGGCAGCTTCTGTTAAGACAGGGCTATATACACCACAAGCACCTAACCAAGGTTCTGCCCGTTCTTCGTACTTCATCCCAAGGACTTCCAGTCCTTTTACGAACATATCTGCCCAGTCTTTCCGGGAGTTGATGTCGTCTTCAACTTGACCAAGCAGGTCAGATGAGATTTTTTCTAACTCACTCTCATCCATAACTTCTGCCAAGTTCGCATCGAACTCAGGCTCTTCCGGCATAAGGTCAATCTCTAAACCGTCGAGGCTAATAGACACTGATTCCGGGTCTTCAATTTCAATCTCAATCGCAGGTTCGTCTGTCATTTGTGACAGATCTAACGGCACAAGCGCTTGAGCAATATTCGTCGCCATGATGGTCCTCAGTAGTATTCAACTTTCCGTCTGAAGTAAGACGGTTCATCCTGCTCATCTGACTGAACAGTAATAAACCCACCCTGTCTGAATCTCATTAACGCTTGAGAGGTGGAGTCAACAAGATCGTCGTGATCCCCGTTAGGGAAAGATGCCATCTCTTCCACTACTTCTTCTGCCCACCTTGTATCCGGTCGCCAGACAACGCCGGAGGCAAATAGGTCAGCTATCGAGTTCACCCGCGCAATCTTATCCTGCCCTTTATACGGTGTGTACTCCGATAAAGGTATCCCCATCCTTCTTAACTCGTAAACAAGAGGCGCACCAGCGGCTCTCTTCTCAATTATCAACGTGTCAGGATTCCATTCCTTCCACATATCAAACGCTTTCTTCTTTAACTCCGGGAACTCTAAGCGTTCTTTAACAGCATCTAACATAATAATGTTAGGCTGCATAAAGCCTTTTTCGTTCTCTTTTTGGAAGATGCCCCAGGTTGTACAGGCGGAGAAGTCTGCCCTATTAGACTTTTCAAACGCCGTATCCCAACTCTGGATGATGTATTCACACTCAGGCGGATCATCATCCTCCCAGAGTCTCCACTGATCTCTTTTGACTATCGCACCTTCTTCCGAGGTGGGATTCTGTTGATACTGAGCTTCCCATTTAGCGACAGGAAGTTCGGCCTTGATAGCCTCTAATTCTTCTTTCTTCCAGAATCCGGGCCAGAGAGGCGTTCCGGATGGGAGGATTGCGGGGAACTCGATAACTTCCCAGTTATCTGTTCCGTCTTTAGATGAGTTTTTTAAAACCTGACCGGTCAAATCTCGTTTTGACCAGCGGGTTTGAACGATAATTATTGCGCCACCGGGCTGTAAGCGCTGGCGAGGGCCGGAGGTGTACCACTCATACACACTATCGTAAACCTCCGGGTTTCCTTGCCTCGCCTCTTGCTCACTGTGTGGATCATCGATGATACAGTTATGAGTCAAATACGTATTACATACAAACGTATTTGATCCTTCTACATGGAAGTTGACGAACTCTTTGGGTTCGTGGTGTTCGATTCTGATTGAACGTATTTCCACAGGAATCCAGCGGAGGTTTTGCTCCTGCCGGATAGGTTGTTGAAGATCGCCGCCTTGTTGATCCCGGTTTTGATAGAGGCTTCTGCCAAGCTTGAGAACTCGCTGACCAGTTCCCCGGTCAGGGTGTACTGCCTCACAGGTTTTTGATTGTGAGACATCTTTTCTCTCATGCCTAAAGCCTGCTCCGGCGGCATGCTCATAACAAAGATTCGATGCTTGATAATGTCTCTGCTTAATCCAGTTTCTCGCGCCCACTGCGCAAGCGTTAAACGCTTGCCAAAAGCTTCTATAAATACTGAATTGCGACGGTTGTTTTGCTGTTGCAATACGTCCGCCCAGCGACAGTTCTCCGGCGTGTAGTCCCCGTCGTTGTCTATCCTGTCCAGCGTGTGCGCTGGAGAAGGAGCGGGGCCAAGGTCTGCAATAAAGTTGGAAAACCTGCTCCAACGCTCGCACACCTTTATCCCTCTTGCTCCGTAGCCAAGATAATTTGCTGCCTTTGGGTTGGAGCAGCGCTGGCGCATCAGCGCCCAGATGTTGTATTCCCTTGAGTAACTGTTCATCATCAACTCCATTATGAGTGGAGTATGAATTGTACATTAAACAATTAGGGGTAAACAACACATCTGTAGGCAATAGATCTTTAGCATCTACCCATCCCCGCCCGGTAAAGACAGGGTGATAGGCAGAGACCTTTAGGTCTCCGTTAATAACAACCGTCTGATCATGTTGTGAACGAATAACATGCCGGACTCTTCCATATCCCCCGACACCTAACAACAAATCTCCAACCACAACATCTTTAGCCTTCTTATCGCCGTCAGGCGTATAGACCGTAGACAACAGATCTACACACAAATCAGCGCCTTTGCCGGTTACAGCACCACCCACCCCAATAGCGAAGTAATCTCCGCCCTTTTGCGTATTCCACCGCCCAGCAGCTTTAGAGTCAGACGAAAGCTTGGTATCAAATACCTTTTGATATGCATCAGACGAAACAACGTTCCTGACCTTCCTACCAAATCCAACCGCTAGTTCTGCCGTATGAGCTACCTGAATAATCTTCTTCTCCGGAAACTTCCCCAAAAACCACGCAGGTAACAGATAACTAGCAAACTCTGACTT